GCGCGCGAGCGTGCGCGGCGCAACAAGCCGGTCATAATCACGCAGACTGCTCTGGGTGATCTCCACTGATTGCGTGCCGGCCTGTTCCAAGATTTGGCCCACCAAGCCTTCGCTGAGTTCGATGCGCACGCGCGACGTGGCGCCGCTGGTGCCACCATATTGCGCAGCCTCGCGCCGGTTCAGCACGCGCTCGCCACGCTGCAGGATGGTTGGCACCTCGTCGGGCCGAAGACCGGCCCAGCCACCGCTATGCATCCGTGGCGCGCCGACGAAGGCCAGCGCCGGAACCTGCCGGGAATGTCCTGAAATCCCGACCATGCCACCGGCATGCGATACGGCCGCAGTGGCGCTGCCGCCGCCCCAGCCGCCAAAGGCGCTGGAGAGCGCATTGGCGATCGGCCCCAGCACAGCATTGCGAAAATGCAGTACCGCCAGGTCTTCAAGGATTGAGGCCACCAGACCTTTGAAATCGAGTTTTCCGGTGCGCACGAACTCCCGAAACGCGGTCTCCGCCCCGCGAAACGCGCCCACCAGCGTCTCGCCGAGGCCCTTACCCCAATCCATGGCGTCTCGCGCGTAGGAGGCCAGCGTATCACTGACGGCAGCCCAACCACTGGCGGCAACTTCCCCCGCATCACGGATCTGCTCGGCGGCGGATTGGGCTGCACTTCCTGCGCGCGCGGCCTCTGCGGCCACCTCCTCGCCAGAAAAACTCTTCTCTGCCCCAGCCAGCGCCGTGCCAAGCCGATCAGCGGAGGTCGCCGCGTCATTGAGGGCCGCGGCCCCATCTTCGGCGCTGCCCGCCGTGGCCGCGCGCAGGGCCTGCCAGGCCGTCAGCGGACGCACGGCTGCATCTGACAACATCCGTGCCGCCTCGGCATATCCGGCTGAGCGGCCGCGGGCATCCTCGGCCATGCCGCCAAAGAGCTGTGGCGCCTCAAACGGGTTGTCCTCAAACGCCCGGCCATAGGCGTCTGCCGCGCGCTCGCCGAGTTGCACCGCCTCCGGGACGGTGGTCTTCCATTCTGACAGGTCCGGTGCGGGGATCGCCCAATCCGGACGGCGCCCGCCCAAGGTCAGAACGGCATTCACCGCCTCGGTGATGCCCCCGAGACCGGTTTCCATCGCGGATACCAGCCCGTTGATCGCCAGCGCACCGATCCGCTCAAAAACCTCGGGCAGCGCGTTCCAGATGGCTTGCACCGCCAGAAACGTCCCCTCGAAGGTGTTGACGGTGGCATTGGCCCAGCCGGTCACCGCGTCGGTGGCGCTTTGGAAACCGTCCAGGATCACAGCCTGCGCGGCGGCCCAGCTGCTTTCCACCCGCGCCCAGGATGCCTGGGCCGAGAGCGACACCCGGGTCCAGACCTGGGAGGCGACATCCTTCAAGAGCCCCATGGCGGCCCCGAAGCCACCCGCCCCCTCCACCAGACGCGAAAACCAATAGACCAACTCGCCTGCACCGACGATCAGCGCGCCGATCCCGCTACGGATAAGGGCCCCGCGCAGAAACACCAACCCCGTGGCCAGCCCGCGTACTGAGAGGGCGGCAGCCGCCATGGCTGCAACCCAGCGACCGGCCAGGAAGGTGGCGAGGGTGCCGGCATAGATCGCCAGTCGGTCGAGATTGGCCAGCACCGCATCCAAGGCGCGGGTCACGGGGTTGGTCGAGGAGGCCAGCGTGACGAAGGCATTGGCGAGGACCTCGAGCGAGGGCGCCAGCGCCACGGCGACCTTGTTGCGGATGCCGGTAAAGACCTGCCCCATGCTGACCAGCGCGAGTTCGGAGCGCCGCATGGCCGCAATGGCGTCGCTGTCCAGCACCGCCCCAAGGCGCTGCGCCTGTTCCCCGAGGCGGCCCATCTCGGCGCCACCGTTCGCCAGGAGCGGAATGAGCCTTGTGGCATCGGAAGCCATCGCCTCGAGATAGAAGGTCATCTCCTGGCTGTTGACGCCCGCGCGCTCGAGGCTCGAGACATAGAGTTGCAGCGCCTCGGGGCCTGACAGCCGGGCGAATTGATCTGCGGTCACGCCCACCCTTGGCGCGATATTCTCGAAGAAATCCGCCATCGGCCCGCCGCCCGTTTGCAAGAAATCCCCCACACGGTCATTCACGTCCTTCAGGATATCGGCGAGCTTTTCCTGTTCGATCCCCACGGTGCTGGAGGCCGCCGACCAGCGCTGGAACACCTCTGGCGTGGCATTGGCCACCTGGCTAAGCTGGCTGATCTCATTGGCCGCCGTTACTGTGGCTCGCGTCATGGAGAGGGCTGCGCCTGCGAGCGCTGTGGCCGCTGCTGTTGTGGCAATCTGGGCGCGGCGCGCGAAAGCCGTGAGCCGTGCATTGGCCGCTTGCATCTCCCGCGACAGCCGCCCGAAGCCCCGCGCGCCAGCCTCGCCCACGCCTTCCAGTTCGGCACGCACCTGCCGCCCGCCCGTAGCGGACAGGCGGACGGAGACTTGTTTGGTGACCATGGGGTAGTCCTTGATTCACTAGATATTTTGTCTTACGTTATCTTCATCGATCACGGAGGCGTATGATCATGCCAGAAACCGCAACACTTTCTTCGAAGTTCCAGATCTCGATCCCAAAGGCGATCCGCGCCGCACAGCACTGGGAAGCGGGTCTTACCTTTGCCTTTATTCCAAAGGGTAAGGGTGTGCTTTTGGTGCCTGTGCCTCAGCGCGACGCGCTGAAGGGCATCGCGAAAGGTGCCACAGCCTCTGGTTACCGCGATCGATCGGATCGGTTCTAATGATCCTCGTTGACACGTCTGCCTGGATCGAATGGCTAATCGGTTCCCCAACTGCTGAGAGGGTGTCCGAGCATCTACCCAAACAAGATGCCTGGTTGGTGCCGAGCATGGTCCAACTTGAGTTGACGAAATGGCTGACGCGCGAGGTCGGGGAAGATAGGGCTGACCAGGTTATAGCGTTCACCCAGGTTTGTCGGGTCGTTCCCCTCGACACCGAGATCGCTTTGGCAGCAGCAGAGGCCTGTCGCATACATCGCCTAGCCACGGCCGATGCGGTGATTTTTGCCACGGCACAGGTCCATGGGGCGCAGGTCGTAACCTGCGACGCACATTTTGAAAATCTGCCGTCAACAATCTACGTTCCAAAACATCAGTGAGTGCATGCAATTGGCATACTTCCCATTTCTCGATTACCACTGAAGGGGCGTCTCCATGAGCCTGCTGACACATCCCTCCCATCCCGGTGAAGTGCTCTCCGAGCTCTATCTCGGGTCTTTGGGCTTGAAAGCATCGACGCTGGCCAAACAGCTGCGGGTTCCCCGCACGCGGATTCAGCGTCTGGTCAGGGGTCAAACAGCGCTGACGACGGACACTGCGATACGCCTGGCTGCCTTCTTCCAGACCACGCCCGAATACTGGATGAACCTGCAACGGGCCTGGGATCTGGCCCGCGCCCGCGAAACCGTCGACGTGTCAGATATTGAGCCCCTCCGCGCTACCTGAGTGCATCTCTTCATTGATCTTGCGCACCATCACCGCCTCGATGGGCGGCAGCAGTTCCGCGATGGCCATGGGGGCAACCCCAAGAGCCGCGCCCAGCTGCAGTGCGGCACCCATATCCCAACCGATGACGGCCGAACCTGATACCCGCAGCTGCCCACCGAGGCGCTGCACCAGATCCCAGACCTGCCAGCCTTCGAAAGTCTGCGGCGCATTCAGGCTTTGCGGGCAGTCCGAGCACGTGCCTTTGCAGGCTTGGCAATAGTCTCCGCCCCCGCCGAAGTCCCACTCGGCAAGGGCGCAAAGGCGTTTTTTTCTGCGTCCAGGATCATGGCGCGGGCGACGTATTTGGTCTGAAACGCCTCGAAGATCGGCCAGATGTCGAGCAGCGCGTCGATGCCCTCGGGGTTCACTGAAAGGCAAAAGCCGTTGTCGTCGCCAACACCTTTCCAGTCCTGGATGGCGATGCGCGCCACGGCCTTGGCCATTGCGAGCGCAATGCCGTCTGTGTCGAGGCCCTCGTCGGACAGTTCCGCGTTCTTGGGAACCGTGATCTGCTCCTGCGCCTCCTTGCGCGCCGCCATCATCAGCGCCGTGGTCATCGGCGCGACCAGGATCTCGACGCCATGGCCGAGATCGAGCCATTGCGCCTGTTGGGTCAGGTTCAGTCGCAGCATGGTCAATACTCCTCGCGCGCGTTTGTGAGCGTGATGGTGCACATGCGCCCCACACCCGGATCGCTGGCCGCCTGCCAGTCAAAGGTTGCCTGTACGCCCTGCGGTCCAGAAATCTCGATCCGAGGGCGCGGGAGGTAAACGGCGTGGGCCGTCAGCGTCAGGCTCTCACCCGTCGCCAGTGTATAGGAAAACTCCAGTGCGCAGGCCTCGCCATTGATGGCTTGCTGCACCAGTGTCTGATCGGCGAAGCGCACGACGATATTGCCGGTGAGCGCGGCGATGGACGGGTCCGCCCCGCCGATCTTGCCATCCGAGCGGATGGTCTCGATCCGGTCGAGATTGTTGGCATAGGTAAGGTCGGCGGAAACAACGTTACCGATGCTCGCGCCATTGCGCGTGATGGCCCCGTTGAAATGCCCGAACCGTTTGAGGGTGATGTCGGACGGCGTGCCGGCCACACTCATCGTGCCAACCGTCTCGCCCTGCGCCACGATGCTGGCGGTCGCGGTCAGCAGTCCTGAGCGCGCCATTTGCCAGCTGAGACTGTCGACCATGCAGCCGGAATACATGGCATAGCGCGGCACCTCGAGCATAGCCGTCTCGATGGCAAAGGAAGGAAGCGCCCACGCGCCGGAAGTGAACTGGTGCGTGTAGCTGTCAGTCCCGGTCATTGTGGGTGCACCGAACGCGGCCTTGAGCCAAAACCCAAAAGCATCGGCATCGATCGGGATGACCACATCGCCATCTGCCGTCACAGCATCCTTGATGGGTGCCAGCGGGTCGCGGCCATAGCCCAGGAGCTCTGAAGCCTGCAGGGGTTGCTCGGCCCCGAGGGTGGTGCGGGCAAAGGGCATCTTTGTGAAGCCACTCGCGGGTGGGCTGCCATAACTCGTCTCGAACGCCAGCGCCATCTGCGCCCGCGCCCCTTGGGCTCGTGCCATTGTCTCTCTCCGTCAACTTCAGGTCTTGTTGTCAGGTCAGCGCGTCACTGGTTGCGTAATGCAGGATGATTGGTACGATCGCGGCCTTGATGGCGGCGGCGCCCTCAACCGGGAGATCGATTGGCTCGGGCGCCTCGGCGTCGACCCAGTCGCAGCGGCCGCGCAGCGTGCGATCGGCAGCAATGGCCGCCCCAATCCGCCCGATCAGCCGATCAAAGCGCGCGTCGCGGTCCTCGCCAGTCTGCACAATCACCTCGAGCTCGGCGCGGTGCTGGTAGTGGTACGTCAGCGGCGAGAGCGTTACGCCGGGCTCGCCAGGATTGCCATCGCGCAGGATCATCAAGCCCGAAGGCGGGATGCGTTCGGGCAGAACCTCGCCGCGCAACACGGGCACCTGCGGGATCGTGCGCAAGAGGTCCGCCAGGGCGGTGAGGATGGTTTCGCGTGGGGTGGGCATGGGGGACCATTCGGTTGTGTTGAGACTTTGATCCTGCATCTCCAGCGGTCCATCAATCTTGACTCGTACGGCAAAACGCCGTACATACCTCAGAGAAGGAGATTGAGCATGTTTGCCATCGAAAAAGTCGCCCCAACCCCGGGCAAAATGGAAGCGCGCAAGGAGCTGCGCATGCACCGTGCCGACGAGGAACGGATCCGCGCCGCGGCTGCAGCGACAGGTTTGCAGGAAGCCGACTTTATCCGCCAGGCCGCACTGCTGCGTGCACAGGAAGTCGAGCAGCGCATGTCACTCTCGATCCTGCCGCATGAAACCTTCGAAGCTTTCCGGAATGCCGTCGAAGCCCCTGGCAAAATGGTGCCTGGTCTGGCGCGTGCCGCTGAAGCGTCGAAGGGGCTGCTGAAGGATGCCATCTGACAGCCCGGCAGGAACAGCCGCTCTTTCCATCGCAAGATTCGAAAAGGCGCTGCATGATCGCAGCGCTTTTTCTTGCGGCTTTACCCCAATCGACAACTTCCTGAAGTCCTCGCTCTCGGATCCGATCAAGGGTGGGCTAGTAACAGCATGGGTCGCGACATCGGGAGATGATCCCGCCGTCCTCGGCTTTTACACGCTGCGCGCGATGGCTGTGCGCGCCAGTAACGGCCCGACCAAGTGGCGAC